GCAATCCCTCGTAACACTAGTAGTGGGTATCCTTGGTGCCTTGAGTATAAGGACGGTAAGAAAAGCATGTTTGGTTTTGATGGTGATTTCGTTTTTGACACCGAAGGAGCCCGTGCTGTTCAAACGTCTGTTGACATCATGTTGGAAACGTGTCGAAGTGGCGTTGTCCCTGAATATTTCTTTATGGATGTTCTTAAGGATGAAGTGCTACCTAATGATAGTGTTGATAAGGGCAAGGCGCGTTTAGTTTCCGCCTCGCCTATTGATGCTACAATAGTCGGCAGGATTCTTTTTGGCATGTTTAATGCTGATTGGATGTCCGGGCGAATTATTAATTGTAGCGCAGTTGGTATTAATGTTTATTCTGAATGGGATTTGTTATACCGAGAGCTCACCTCTGTTGGTAAGACTAATTGCATCGCTGGTGACTATAGTCGTTACGATGGGAGTCATCGCGTGGAGATCTTTGATATATTCGTTGATAGGGTTAATGAATATTACCAGACCTCCCCTGATCATGATCCTCGCGACGACATTGCTCGTAGGATGTACGTTCGATCACTTAGTACTAGTAACCATATTCGTGGTACTGACACTTGTAAATGGGATCGTGGCATGCCTTCGGGGTGTCCCATAACGACAATTGCCAACACATTTATTGGAATCTGTTTAACCCAGTCGGCTTTTTTGGTCGAAGGAGTTTCTCGTAATTTTAAAGTTAATGATTTACTTAACGATTTTAATAATTACGTGAGGCATATACAATATGGTGATGACGACTTGACAATCGTCCATGATCGTGTTGCGTGGTTTGATCAAGAAGTGAAAACTTCTAGGCTTGCTGAGTTAGATTACATTTATACCGATGATAATAAAGGCGTGAATACGTTTAAATTCCGCCATATTTCTGACGTGAACTTTTTGAAGCGTCACTTCAGATTTGACCCCGATTTTAATTTGGTTGTTGGTCCATTATCCTTAGATAGTGCCATCCAGAAACCCCTTTATTGGGTTCAACGTGGCCTCCAGTCTGAAAGCATTCCTTACGTAAATATTGCACGCGTACTTATGGAATTGAGCCTTCATGGAAAAGGGAAATTCGACGAGTATGCTAGTAATTTATTACGTATAGCTGATGAAGCAGGTTACCCACCAAGATATAGGTCCTGGGCTGCGAACTTTAAATTTTCGCTTGGTCAGGATTACCTTTGGTGGGCCTAATTTAATTAAGTCTCGGACTGACTATAATCGTGACCCGGGTGGCGCCCGTTTTTAAATGTTTAGCCTTGGAGGTTCTTTCCCGTTTTTGAAAATTTTCCGTTATTAAATTTTCCGCTTGATGCCGTTAGCGTTCGACTGGGGAGTCGTGACACCTATCATTTTAAAGTACAATATGGATAAAGACGTTCATGCACAGCCCACTGAGGCTATTGCTTCAGAAGAGCGAGATATCGTTACTTTTCATGATGCCAAAGGTTTGATTGAAAAGAGCATTGAACTCGCACGAGACCTACCTTCGAGTTACCTTTCTCTAGTTAATGATACTCGTGAGCATTCTATTATATCTTTTCTGCAACGTCCTATACGTTTGGCTACTTTCTCTTGGACTACTTCTTCGGTAGCTTCGGCCTCACTCTATACCGCTAGCTTACCTGCCGATTTAATCTCGGCGCCTGTTATTAAAGAGAAATTGGCTGGTTTTCTTGGTCTTCGTGCGACTGTTAAGGTTCGGGTTCAAGTTAATGCTCAGCGATTCCAACAAGGTCGACTCATTTTGTGTTACTTTCCAATGGAAACACAATTTTCGTTGATTCAACCTGGTAGGGCTGATAATACTTTTTCTAAGTTAGTTGGTGTGACTCAACTTCCTCACGTTGACTTGGATATATCTAGTGACACTGAGATGACTTTGGAAATTCCGTTCACAATGCCGGTTAGTTTTTATGACCTGCACAACTCTACTCCTGATTTTGGGAAGTTTAATTTAATAGTCTATTCACCGTTGGTTAGTCCTACTGGATCAGCAAATGTTGATACGACAATATGGGCTTATCTCGATGATGTCACATTGTTTTGGCCTAGTGCTACTACTGGTGATCTTTTTGCATCACCACACTCTGTGACTCTTGGAAAGAGAAAGAAGCTCCCTAATACGCCTCCTATGGACGAAATTCGCTCCAGTTCTCCTGGTACCGTTGAAAAGTTGACCAATGTTATCGGTAAATCCTTGGGTTCTATGCCAGCGATCCCACTCTTATCTGATTTTGTTGTGCCCCTTGTTTGGGTTAATAATATCATTAATGGAGTTGCGAGTGTTTTTGGCTGGTCAAAGCCTACTTACGATAAAGGTGCAATGTTTACGAGCCTAACAACGGCTTCACGCATGGCTAATGCTGATACCCATGATATGTCTCAGAAATTGTCTTTACTGGTGAGTAATTCAGTAGGCGTTCTCCCTGTCTTCGCCGGAACTGATAAAGATGAACTTGATATTCGATCAATAGCCTGTCGCCGAGCTTATTTAAGCAATGCAACATGGTCTACCACGGCTGTTGTTGGTACGGCAATTTATGGTACAAGTATCCAACCAGATACTTTTGGTACAGATGTTTCTGATACATTATTTTATCCTACACCTGCTGCCTATTGCGCTAGTATGTTCGCTTATTGGCGTGGCTCTGTAGACTTCGTTTTTAAATTTGTTAAAACCGATTTTCACAGTGGACGACTTATGTTTGTTTTCAACCCGGGTGGTAGTGTTTCTGATTGGACTCGCACAAATTATTGTTACCGTGAGATTATTGACCTTCGAGAGTCTAGTGAGTTTACAGTACGGGTTCCTTTTGCTAATTATCGACCATATTTATCAGCTAACGAGTCCACTGGTAGTGCTATACTATATGTGCTTAATCCCTTAGTTGCTAC